AACGGTCAACGGGATAAATATTATTCCTTCTCAGGTTCCTTGGTCTGCATCCAACAGTGCAACAGCAACCCTTGTGGCCGCTGCAATAAATGATTTTTCCTCTGCGCCAGAGTATGAAGCAACCGCAACCGGTGCTGACGTAAATATTATTTCCAAAGAGTCCGGCACATCGTTTAACAACCTTGCAATCGTTGTTAGCGTTACGGGTAATGTTACGACAGTTTTTAGCCCAACAAGCCAGAATTTTTTAGACGGAGGGGCAACTGATAGTTCGATAAATGGATACACACCAGGCAGTTTTGTGCGTCCGGTCAAAACAAAGATGTACGCGCTATCTGATAGCTTGCTGCATTTTAGCGGAACAAACGACCCTACTGAATGGAACGATGGTTCAGCTGGCGCTGGGTTTATTAACCTTTCAAACAACGCCTCTGGCTCAGAAGATTTGCAAGCGATTGCCAACTATTTTGACAACATTGCAGTTTTTGCGCAGCAAGCAATTCAGATTTGGTTTGTAAGCGCCAATGAAAATCTTAACCAGCAAGTCCAAGTGTTAAGCAACACTGGAACAATGGCTCCCCAATCAGTAGTGGAGTTTGGCGATAATGACGTATTCTATCTTGGTGTGTCGGGTGTCAGAAGTCTTAGAGCAAGGGATTCTAGTAACGCAGCCTTTGTCGGAGACATTGGCAACCCGATTGATGAAACAGTTATCGATGCTGTCAATGCGGATTCTGCGTCAGGCACAGAAGCGCAGGGTATACTAGACCCCCGAACTGGACGCTATTTACTGTCTATCGGCAGCACAGTTTTTGTTTTTAGTTACTTTCCATCATCAAAAGTTTCAGCTTGGTCAACGTATGAGCCAGGTTTTGCAATTGATAATTGGGCGTATGACGGCAGCCAAATCCTTTGCCGCAGCGGAGATGGCCTATACTCGCTAGGTGGTGCAAACGGCAACACTTACGATAACGCTACAGTAGAAGTGCAAATGCCATTTTTAGATGCCAGTACGCCAGCCACCAGCAAAGATTTTACCGGCATAGATGTTACTTGCACAAATCAATGGGATGTTGAGGCGGCAACTGACCCTACTGACATAACCATTTTACAAGCAATAGCGACAGTCAACCGAACAACCTACGGTCTTGGTCGAGCCTCGATGGCTGGTTTTTCAACTCACATAGCCCCTAAATTTACTTGTACCCAAGCTGGTGCAGCAAAGTTAGGCAATGTAGCCGTGCATTATGAGGGGAGTGACGCATCTTGATCTGGCATCGAGCAACCATAGGAAGTCTTTATGACATCGCTCTTAACATGAGGGAGCGCGATTATGACGAGTGTTCGGCATTAAGTTTTACCGATAACCGGCATGATCTGGCTGAAGAAATTGCTCGATCTTGGTCACGTTCCGAGACAAGCATTGTGTGCGGCACAAAGGAACACGGGGGCATTGCCGCGTTTACCTACATCCCGCAGCGCAAAGGCGTGTGGAACATGGGGCTTTTTGCGACCGATCAGTTCTACAAAATCCACCTTTCACTGACAAAACTCATCATTAAGAGTATAATACCTACGTTAGACAATGCCGGTGCGCACAGGGTCGAGGCGCAATCAATAGTGGGATACGAGAGTGTGCATAATTGGTTGAAGTTTTTAGGTCTGGAAGAAGAGAGCGTCCTTAGAGGATACGGATGTAATGGCGAGGACTTTATTAACTTTTCTTATGTGAGGCAGCCGCAATCAGAGCAGGGTTCTGTTAAGTGGCATAAACCAGGAGTAGTAGCGTAATGTGTATGGGTGGCGGTGGCGGTGACGGCGGTGCAGCCGAAAGAAAGCGCCAAGAAGAAGAGCGTCAAGGCCGAATACGGGCTGGCAATACAGCTATCAACGATACCTTTGGCCAGTTTGACGACAACTTTTACACAGGTCGGCGTGAGGCTTACACCTCTTATGCACAGCCTCAAATTAATCAGCAATACGAAGATGCGTTTGAAAAACTGCGAAAGACATTGGCCGCAAGCAATTTGTCGCAATCTTCAGTAGCAGCAAGACGCAGAGGTAGACTAGAAGAGCAGCTTGGCGAAATGACCCGAAAGATGAATTTAAAAGGCCAAGAATACGAAAACAAGGCAAGGGGCGATATTGAAACAGCTAGAAGCGGTTTGCAAAGCCAGAACATGAATATGGCTGATCCAGCACTTGCATCAGCTAATGCTTTGACCCGCGCCCAGCAATTAAATGAAGTGCCGGTTTTTGATCCGCTCATTAATCTGTTTGCCTCGGCATCCGAAGGTCTGGCAACGCAAGCTGACTTAGAGCGGAGGGGCAAAAACCGCTACGATAGCGGCTTGTTTAGCACTAACTCATCAGCAAGGAATGTGGGATGATGTTAGCCGCGCAACTTTCGGATGAATTTATCGTTGGCGAAGTAGTCACTTTAATGTCCGAAAGTGAATTTCATAGCAATTATAGCGCAGCTGACATTAACAGGCTGATTGTTCCGGCCGTCTATCACGATCGAGCGCGATGCTACTTTGACGATGAAACAGAGGAATTGGTTGGGTTTATAACTTGGACTTTCCTAACACCCGAAGCTGAAAGCGGTTACATCGATGGCACAAGAGCATTGCAGCCGATGGATTGGACGACTGCGCCAGAAGAAGGCCAGCTATGGATAATTGATATGGTTGCTCCGTTTGGCGGTGTGCGTGAAATGGTACGCAGCACGGGGAAGTGGTTTAACTATCATTATAAAGCCCACCGGCAAAAAGCGTTTTTCAAGCGTGGTCTAAAAAACAATCGCATTGGACACATTACGTCCAGTGTTACAATTCATTAGGAGGCTGATATGTCTGGCGATCCACAAGGCAATGACAGCACTGACGATTATTCAAAAATGAATCCAGCCGACCGAGCGAACACAGGTATGTATTCTGCCTCGGGGCTTTTTGGACAACCCGAAACTCGCACCCCTGTTTTTGACAACGATGGCTTCCAAACGGGTTACACCTCAAACGCCTTACCTGGGTTTGCTACTGCTTTAGGGACAATGCTTAACGGAGGCGTTGCTCCACAGGTTTACACGGGCGACAATAGGTACGACCCGTTTGGAGGTGGTGGCGGTAATGATGGTGGCGGTCAGAACAATGCGGCCGCAATGCGCAGGGCAGAACTAGCAGCTGCAAGAAAAAGACGGGCTGATGCTTTAGGAGGAAAACAAAATTCTCTTACCGAGGCGTTTGGCGTATTTAACGATGATTTTTATGGCGACTTAGGATCATCCTATTCTGATTTCCAAAACCCTCTTTTGACTCAAGGTTATGATGCCTCATTACGAGGTATATATGATGGTTTTAAGGCGAAGGGTTTATTAACACAAAGCGAAGTTGATGCGGCGATAGCTGACCTTGACACTAGCCGCGCAGCTGAAATGGAGCGTATCGGCCAAGGCGCAAGCGAATATACTCAAGCCAAACGTGATGAAGTTGCTAAAAGGCAGTCTGCTTTAGGCGATCAGCTGGCCTCGATGGTTGGCGGTGCGACTACGGCTGCGGAGGTTGATGCTCAAACCGCTGCTATTAACTCTTTTGATTTTAGCAAAGACATAGACAAGTTAAAAACACCAGGCGCTAAAGGCGGGTTAAACTTCTTCCAAAACTACAATCAAGTGGCTGCACAAGCTGACCCTTCAGTAAATGTTGTTGCCGAATCCGTTTCTGGCGCTCCGCAAACCGGAAGTATAACACCGGTAAAAAACACGGGAATTTCAAGCCCGTTTGGCTCAAACAGCATAAGGGTGGTGTAAATGTGTAATCCTTTAGCATTAGGAATTGCTGCATCTGTGGGTGGAGCCTACTTAAAAAACCAATCTGCAAACAGGGCTGACCGAATAGCTGGCGCAGCTGTTGACGAGTACGGCCAAAAAAACCTTGCGCTTGAAACCGAAGGCAGGGATGCGATTGATAACACAAGGCAAATGTTTGAGCAGCAAGACTTTGGAGCCGGTCAGGGCGAAACGACTAATCGTTTGGCTGCTTTGTTTAATGATACGACCAACAGCCCTAGCAAAACACTGCCAATAGCAGCTGGTGCGCCAGCAATCATCGGCAACACAATGGACGCTGAACTTGCCAATGCTGCCGCTCGTAACAAACAACAAAATGATGCTTTGGCCAATTTACAAGGTTTTGGCACTTTCTTGGCCAACACAATAAATCCACAAATGAACCGATCAGCTGAAACCGGTCAGATGATGGGGAACATGATGGCTGGAAACGCAAATGTTCTTAACGCTCAATTAAGAAACGCTAAGAACCAAGCACATTCACCGCTTGGTGATGTGCTGCAAATGGCTGGAAGTGTTGGCACTGGCTACGGATTGAAAGCGTGAGGGCAAGGCTATGAAAAGTAACGCATACAATTTTTCTAATGATCTGGCCAGAATAGGCAGCGCACTGAGCAGAGCGATGCTTGGCAATGCCTCTGATGATGCCGCGATTGCGCTTGCCCAATATCGAGATGCGCAGACAGAAGGGCAAAATCAAGAAAATACATTTAGAAAAGGCCAATTTGATGCCATC